CACCCCCGCCATGATCGGCACCACCGGCAAGGGGCTGCGGCTCGAGGCGTTCCAGATCACCGTGAAGGACAAGGGCCAGCTCTACGGGGCCGTGTCCGTGGAGTACCGCGCCCACGTCCAAGGCATCGGGTGGCAGCCGTGGGTCAAGGATGGCGCGACGGCTGGCACGGTCGGGTCCGGTCTGCGCGTGGAGGCCGTCGAGATCCGCATCGTCCCGGCGACCGAACCCACCCCCACCGTGACGCCAACCCCGTCACCGACGCCCACGCCGACCGCGGCACCCGTGACCCGGCTCGCGTTCACCGCCGACACCGGGATGGACGAAAACGGCAAGGCCGTACTAGACAAGATCGGGGCAGGTAACTACGACGTCACCTCGATCATCGGGGACTTCGCCTACGTGCCCAACCGGGAGCAGCAGTTCTGCGACCAGGTGAACAGCCGGGTTCCTGGCAAGGTCGCCATCGTGGCAGGTAACCATGAGGAGATCCCCAACCCTGACGGGACCATGGAGAAGTACGAAGCCTGCCTACCTAACGAGGTCAACGCTGTTCCGTACACCACCAGCAGGTACGGGCGGGACTACTACTTCGACACGGGTAACGTCCGGGTCATCCTGATCAGCCCTGACATTCCGCTCACGACCGGAACCAAGACCTATGTCTATGGCACCCAGGAGCGGGAGTGGCTGAAGAAGGTGGCTATCGACGGGCGAGCTGCAGGTAAGTGGGTCGTCCTCGGCTACCACCACCCGTGCTTCTCCATCGGCCTGCACGCCTGCAAGGACACCAAGCCATCGCTTTCTGAGCTGGCCATCGGCCTGGGCGCAGATGTCGTGGTCACCGGCCATGACCACAACTACCAGCGCACCCATCAGATCCGGGGCTCCAAGGCCGCTCCTGTGGTCATCGACAAGGACAACGCCTACAAGAGACAGACCACGACGTCCAAAGGCACCACGTTCGTCGTGGTGGGCAACGGTGGGTGGAACCCCCGTACCATCACCCAGACCCTGCCTGCGTGGATGAAGGTCGTCAATGGCACAAACAGCCCTGGAGGGATGGCCTTCGGGTACGGAGAGCTGATCGCGACCAACACCGTTCTCACCTGGAATCACGTCTCTGCGTCAGGAGCTACGCTCGCTGACTCCTTTACCGTAACCAGGTAGGTCGCTTGTTCTCTGATAGAGAATGAGGGGCAGAGAAGGATAACCGTGCCAAGCTAGGAGCACTATGACAACCGTCGTTCCAGGTGGGCAGTACGGCGATATCTTCGCCTACGACGACACCCCCATGGACCTGGAGAGCGCTCCTAACAAGACTTCTCCGCTGGAGGAGATCGGGGCTACCGGCGTCAAGCGCGCCGCTGGGATGATCGACGAGGAGTTTCTCCCTGCCCTCCGTGGGCGCAAGGCCATCAAGGTCTACCGGGAGATGTCCCTCAACGACCCCATCATCGGGGCGATGCTCTTCTCCATCGAGAAGCTCGTGCGCCAGGTGAAGTGGACCGTTACCGGCAACGACAGCTCCCCGGAGTCAGCGGATGCGGTGAAGTTCGTCGAGGAGTGCATGGAGGACATGTCCCACACCTGGGACGACATGATCTCCGAGATCCTCTCGATGCTGGTCTACGGGTTCTCCTGGCACGAGATCGTCTACAAGAAGCGCGTCGGTCCATGGGAGACCGATCCCAAGAACAAGTCCAAGTTCACTGATGGCCGGATCGGGTGGCGGAAGATCCCCATCCGGGCACAGGAGACCCACCTACGCTGGATCTTCGATGAGAGCGGAGGCGTGAAGGGCTATGTGCAGATCCCTCCCCCGTACTACAAGACCTGCGTCATCCCGATCGACCGTTCGCTGCTGTTTCGCACCGGCACGCACAAGGGCAACCCTGAGGGCATCTCGATCCTGCGTACTGCCTACCGACCCTGGTTCTTCAAGAAGCGCCTAGAGGAGTTCGAGGCCATCGGCGTCGAGCGTGACCTGGCCGGTATGCCGGTGGCCATGGTGCCCAGCGCCTACATGAAGGCAGCCGAGGGGACCAACGAGAACAAGGTCTACAAGTCCTTCAAGAAGATGGTCCAGAACGTCCGCAGGGACGAGCACGAGGGCCTGGTCCTTCCGCTGGAGTACGACGAGAAGGGCAAGGAGCTCTTCCGCTTCGAGCTGATGTCAGCTGGGGGAAGCAAGACCTTCGACACCAACGCCCTCATCCAGCGCTACGAGCAGCGCATCCTCATGGTCGCGATGGCCGACTTCCTGCTCCTGGGGCACGAGGGCACCGGCTCCTACGCCATGCACGTGGACAAGACCGGCATCTTCCGGGCTGCGCTGAACACCATCACCGAAGCCATCGCGGACACCTTCAACCGGCACGCCATCCCCAGGCTGTTCCAGCTCAACGACTGGAAGCTCGACGAGCTCCCCAAGATCTCCCCCACCAACGTCGACCCGCCCAACCTAGCCGAGCTGGCCTCCTTCATGACCTCGATGGCTGGGCTGGGGATGCAGTTCTTCCCCGACCCCGACATGGAGAAGTTCCTGCGCGAGGTCGCCCACCTGCCTGAGCTGCCTGAAGAGGTGCTGGAGGCACGCCGGGAGATGGCGATGCAGCAGACCGCGATGGATTTCATGGGGATGAACCAGAAGTTCGGGATGGTCTCCGAGGGCGGGATGACCCCAGAGCAGGCTCAGATGGCCTCGGAGAGCCCGAACGCAGCCCAGCAGGAGAGCGAGGCCGTGGGCCAGATGCGCGGCCAGGCTCGTGCCCAGATGGACCCTGAGGTGATGCAGTCCCAGCAGGCCCAGATGGAACAGCAGCAGGCCATGGAGATGCAGCATCAGAAGGACTCCATGGCCCTGCAGGCTCAGGACCCCAACGCTCAGAAGCAGGCCGAGGCTGACGAGCAGGGTCGTCAGATGGACCTGAAGGGCAAGGAGATGGATCTGAAGATCCGGGAGAAGGACCACTCCCGCGACCAGCAGGGCAAGGACAAGGACTTCAAGCGGGACCAGACTGCCAAGGACAAGGACTTCAAGCGAGACCAGTCCTCCAAGGACGCTGATGTTCGTCGTCAGCAGTTCCTCGGCAAGCTCAAGGAAGCCCAGGCCCGTCAGCAAGCGCAGGCCAATCCTGCTCCCAAGAAGGACAACAAGGACGCCTTCAAGAAGAAGGGCAAGCGATGAGCTTCCTGGAGATGCCTAACCAGCCGGTGTCGAAGTCCTATCTGCCAAGTACTGGTTTCAAACCGATTACCCAGATGAGCCGACGTCAGCGCGGCACCCTGGGAAGGTCTCTGAAGATGAAAAGGGACGCCCGAAAGTATGTCGACACTTACGGTGCTCGGGTGACGGGTTACGCCATGCATCCCCGCAGCGGTAAGAAGGTCGTGACCTCGGCAACTGTAGGAGGCCCTCCAGGCCCACCTCCTCCTGGCGTAAAGAGCGAGGTGCTACACCGGATCAAGGGCAAGGGGCACAACCTGGCGCGAGGCAGCGGTGGCAACGTCACCGAGGTGGTCGGTACCTCTTCACGTCCTCCCGTTCGGGTGCTAAACGTCAGACAGGGCGCTCCAGTGGGTCACACTGGCTCTCTGCACCGTCAGAGTCGCTCCAGTCTGGTGAGACAGACCAAGGTCTCCAAGACCTTCATCCCTGGCAAGGGCTACGTCTCGGCCACCAAGCTGACCAAGGGTCAGCTGAGCATAGCTGTGCGTACCCAGAGGGCTGCCAAGGCGCGGGTTCGTGACGACGAGGCCAAGCACTTCCAGGCGTACCGGGCAGCTGACAAGGCACACAAGGATCTGGTGGCAGACGTCGGTCGTAAGGGCAAAGAGCTTCCCTCGCCTATGAAGGGCACAGCCTTCCTGCAGCCCAACTGGGCCAAGGAGGCTGAGATGAAGTCGGTCAACATCGAAGCCTTCGCCATCAAGCGCGGCGGCAGGAAAAATGGGCAGGCCGTGATGGTCGTGCCCAAGAACGCGACCAAAGACACTGTGAACCACGAGATGGCGCACCTGACCCCTAAGCGCAGCGGGTATCGCCTCCACCAGGTGCTGAGCGACCCTAAGAAGCTGATGCGCGAGGAGGGTCGAGCTGAAATGGCTACCCGGTCCAAGGGGGGCTACTACAGGACAGACGCTCCGGGTACGTCTGGGTACATCCAGATGGCCAGGGACGAAGACGTTAGATCCTTCGCAAACATGCAGGACAAGATGCAGCGCGGGAACCTCTTCGGTGAGGGGAAGTACTCCAAGGAGTCCATGGACGAGTTCAGGGGAGTGCAGGACAAGATCTACCAGGCTCGACGCGCCCGCGGCAGTGACACCTTCGTCATCGGCGGAGACAAGAAGTTCCGTGGCAACCAGTACGTGGACGACAAGAAGCGCCGCAAGGTGCGCGCTGGTCTGGTCGCTCTCGGTGGTGGAACTGCAGTCGGTGGTGGCGGTTACTCCGCTTACCGGTGGAACAAGAAGAGGAGTGGGTCGTGAGTTTTCTGGAGATGCCTAACTTCCTCAGCGATGAAGAGGCACCTGAAGCCGGAGATCCTTCGGCTGAGCCTCGGACCCGCGCCGAAAAACTTACGTCAATTCGTACCCGTGACCTCAAAACTGGTCGTTTCGTAGGGTCGCCCTCCCTGGTCACTAAGAGATGGAAGGACATCTTCCAGAGCGGCGTGGAATCGGGCGCGGAGTACCGGAGGCTGAAGAAGAAGAAGAGGGGTCAGGAGATGGACGCCAAGATGAGCGTTACCCTGAAGAAGATCAAGGAGAAGCGATGACCGACTGGTTGAAGTTCTACGACGAGACCCGATCCGCGTGGCTCGCTGCTCCTCCAAAGAGCCCTCGAACTCCTGTGTCTATCTCTACCCGCACTGGGTTCTTCAACCACTACATCGGCCCGGGTTCCCCAGGGTTCGCTGCCAAGCCGCACTCTGCCTGCCTTAAGCAGGTCAAGGTGTGGCAGCGGTATCACCAGAGCAAGGGCTGGAAGGACATCGGCTACAACGCTCTGATCTGCCAGCATGGGAAGTGCATCGAGGGTCGTGGTCTGGGGTACTCCGGTTCACACTGCCCTGGCTTCAACACCAGCGGCTTCGGTGTGCAGTTCATGGTGGCTGGGACTGAGAAGCCCACTGACGTCGCCTACGCGCGGATGCGCAAGCTCTACGACGCTCTGGTCAAGGAGAAGGGTGGCGCGCTGGCTAAGAAGGGACACCGCGACGGAACTGCTACCTCCTGCCCTGGGGATATCGTCTACGCCTGGGTGAAGAAGGGAATGCCATATCCCGCTGGTACTACCACTCCGCCTCCCACTACCCCGCCGTCAGCGCCTGCTCCTACTCCGGTCCGGACGTTGTACTGGAACAAGACCATGACGGAGACCGACGTCAAGTGTCTGCAGTCGGAGATGAACCGGGTCTTCCCTACCTACTCCAAGCTCGTCGTGGATGGGAAGTTCGGTCCTGCCACTGACAAGGCGGTCAAGGAGTTCCAGCGCCGGACCAAGCTGGTGGTGGATGGCCGGGTCGGACCGGCAACCCGTAAGAAGATGGCCAGCTACGGCCTGAAGCTGCTCTGAAAGGAAGCGTCATGCTCGACAGGATCTCGCCTTACTACAAGGCCGTCACCGCAGTAGTCGTCCCATTCCTGGGGTCGCTCGGTACTGCTCTTCTCGAAGACAGCGCCGGTGGCTCTGCCATCACTGCCAGCGAGTGGATCGCCGCCACGGTCCTGGGTCTGGTCGCAGGCGGTGCAGTGTTCGGCGTCCCGAACATCCCGAAGTCTGAAGACGTCGAGTGAAGCTCGTTCGCATCTCCAAGATGAGCCCCGATCCGTCTGCCGTCCATGTCATGGGCGGCGGGCTGGTCGCTCGTCCCGTCAAGAAGAAGAGGGTTAAGCGGAGGCCCCGATGACCTCGATGTTCACCCCTAACACCTACCAGCGGGGCGAAGCTCCCGAAGCTCCAGAGGTAGATCTCAGTGGGACGGTAAGACGGCTGGGCGCTTCGTATCTGTACACGAACACCACCAACACCCCATCTATGTACGTCGTCTGCAGTTTCACCATTCCTTACCCGGTGGCTGGCCGGGTCTACCAGGCCAGAGGCCTATGCACCATCCTTCCGAACACCGCTGCCTCGGACTCAGACATGATCCTGTCGCACGGTCTTAGCGTCACCACCGGTGGGACCAACATGATGTTTTACAACACCTTCCACCCGACAGCCAGCAAGGTCTACGGGTACACCATCTTCGGAGAGTTCACGTACGCCGGAACTACGGGAGACACCCCGTACAACGTGGTTCTCAAGGTAGATCCCCATGCTGGGTCTGCGTACACCGTAGCTTCGGCAGGTGCACCTTCTATTCTGATCGTCGACGAGGTTCTGTAACCCTCACTGGCTTACCCCGGGATGATGAGCCTAGGAGGCTTAAATGGACGATTTCTTCAACCACGACGTCGCGGAGTGGATCAGCAAGTCGGTTTCTCGGATGGACGACGACGAGGCCGAGATGTTCACCCGGTTCTTCGTCTATGAGGTCCACAAGCAGGACATCGAGAACAACCGGCGCACCATCGACCGCCACGTCGAAGAGGTGCAGAAGTCGATCCTGGCTGACCTGACCCCTGAGCTCAGGGAGCTGGTCTCCAAGGCCTGGGAGGGTCCAGAGACCCCGTGGGAAGACCTGTACGGCAAGCCTCAGCCTCGCGCCAAGGGCACAGGACGGTGGGTCAAGATCGGCTTCGAGGCGGGCGGCAAGGACACCCCAGTCAAGTACAAGACCAAGCGCGCCAAGGAGATCGACGTCACCACGTCACTCAACCGCGCTGGCCAGACCGGCACCACCTTCGCTGACCGATGGACTGCGTCTGGTCCCAACGACCACAGCACCAATGAGCGAACCTACCGTCGCGTTCAGGCAGGAGCACAGCTCCTGGAGCACGTGCCGGACAAGAGGGTCAAGGCTGCTGCCCAGGTGGGGCAGTTCGCAGGCCAGTTCGGTCCTGAGGCTGAGAAGGTCGTCGGCCCTGCGGCTCGTCGTACCGCCTACCGCTACCGGGGTACCGAGCGGATGCCTGATAAGCAGCTGATCACCTACCGTGAGCAGGCGCTGACCACCACGGCCAAGCGCACCTTCAAGGACTCCGACTTCAACTCGGCGCGTCCTCCTCAGCTGAGCCCTGAGCAGAAGATGTCTGCGTCGGAAGATGCCGCTGTCGGCTACCTCTACAAGCGTCTGCCGTCCAAGAAGCTCTCCACCCTGCACCGGGAGTCCGGCAAGCTTCCTCCCTCCGAGGGCGTCATCATCAACCGCGATGGCGACATCGTCACCCAGGCGGTGGGCTACAACGAAGACCACTACCTGCCCTTCAACCTGAAGAACCTGAAGGGGCTACAGGGTGGCTCCTATGTACGTACTCGCTCCACCGGTGGGCTTACCTCTGAGGACATCTACACCGGCCTGGTGGCTGGCGCTCGCTCGATCACCGTGGTCTCTCGCTCGGGGGTGTTCACCCTGGACTTCGAGGACGACCTGCGTGGTGGTCGTCGGTACTCCGACAAGGCTCGTCAGATGGTCGGGCGGTACGCCCAGACCCTGGATGCCGTGCAGTCCGAGAAGGTCTCTCGTCGCGGTCTGGACCCTGATGAGCGTGCCGACATCCGCGAGGAGGTCGAGGCTGAGATGGAGGGTGTGGGCTACAAGAGCCAGGAGATCGAGGCTGAGATCAAGCGTCGGGAGAATGAGTACGCCGCTTCTCCGAAGCTTTCCAAGGCAGAGCTGGAGAGCATCAAGCTCAAGGCAATGGAGGCTGTGCAGTCCGGAAAGGGTCCACGTGGCGAGGGCAGTGAGCGTTACGTGCCCAAGGACCCGAAGAAGGCCTTCAACTACTACCGTTCCGAGTTCATGGACGCGGCGATGGAGGAGAAGCAGAACCGGATGTACCGCCTCGATGCCGAGGGGTACGAGGCTGCCATGAGCGCTCTGGCGGAGCAGTTCCCGTACTACGTCGCTCGCACCGATGTGAAGAAGCTTCCGCGTGGAACGGAGAAGGACAGCGGCTATGTGCGACCCAACTACATCCGCCCGAAGGCTGTCAAGGCTGGCTACTTCGACGAAGAGATCAACGGCAAGGGGAAGTTCAGCGCTTCTGAACTTCACTACCAGAACTACGGCAGACGCTCTGCTGAGTCTGCTGCTGTGGGCGACGAGGGGAAGAAGGAAACCGGGGCAGCAGCCAAGCCGAACAAGGTAAACATCGCAGAGGTTCGTTCACAGCGGATGGTGCAGGAACGTCGCAACGCTTCAGTGGCTGCAGCGGCTGAGGCGGTCGGGGCGTTCGAACTGGACAAGGTCAAGCAGCCGATGCTGACTCGCTACCGCGAGACTCCTGACATCCAGCTGTTCAAGCCTTCTGAGATCGACGCCATGATCAGCGAGCTCAACAGCGTCAAGGGGATGGTTCTTTCTTCGGATATCCGTTCGAAGTACCCGGCAGAGTCTGCAGCTTTCGAAGCGGCTATGCGGGGTGTGGAGCGCACGGATGCGCAGGTTAAGTCTCGCGTTCCGTTTAACGAAGACAACTGGAATCCTGACGTCGTCTCCCATGTCCCGCAGCGCTGGAGTGACGACGATGAGCACACCAGCGGCCACGAGCCCCTGGTGTACCAGCGCGCCTGGGCTAAGACGATCAACGATGCCCACCTGGGCAGGGACATCGTCGGGGCCGAGGTGACCGACGAGCAGCTCCGGGCCAAGCAGAAGCAGTACTCCGACATCTACTCTGCCGCCAAGAGCCTGGTAGCTAGCCCTGACGACGCGAAGGGCATGGAGCGGCTCGCTACCGCTATGGACGCCGCTGGGATGACTGAGCGACAGATCATCGGGCTGGAAGAGGCGTTCGACCGGGGCGGGGCCACCGGCCTGGCTCCTGTCGTCGAGGAGAACAAGAAGAAGGCGCTGGGCGTCGTCAAGCTGCGCTCCATTCTCGTCGCGTCGGAAGGAAAGCTTTCCGCCGCTCCTGATGCCCCGGAAAGCGCTGCTCTCAAGGGCGAGATCGTCCGAAGCACCACCTCGAAGTCTTCCCTGGCGTCACAGCTCAACAAGCGAGTGGACCAGAGCAGCTATACCCCGGAGGTTCGGGTCAAGGTGAAGGATCTGGCTATCGCGCTGGATAGCAATGATGACCAGAGCATCGAGGATGCCCTGGAGGCTCTTCCTCGACACCTTCAGGATGAGCTGCGACCCCAGGTTCACCGTGAGCTGCTAGACCGTGACTGACGTCATCCCGGACCCGCTGCAGGAGTTCCTGGCACAGGATCCCACTGCGCTGGTCGACCCGACCATCCTGGCAGAGCAGGATCTGGTTAAGCAGGAAGAGGCGGTCCGTTCAGACCATGGCGTCACGCCAGTCGCTGTGGGGCTGGGTGCTGCCTACCTGGTCTACCGCACCTACATGGCCAGACGGATGAAGGAGGTAGTGGTCAAGAAGGGTGGGGATGTCGATCATAGGTTCCTGCTCGCCGCCGCCTCGCTCGTCTGGAACAGCTTCATCCCGCGCTGGGTGTCCATGACTGCTCCCTACCTGGTGGCCGGGTACCTCGAAGGGATCAAGGACGCCAACGCAGGCAACGTCCCTCCTGATGTCCTGCGAACCATCGCCAGGGGCTATGCCGAGGAACTCGGGAACCACATCAACCAGGTCTCAGCTGACGCCGTGGTCTCGGGCTTCAACGCCCAGGTCAACCGCAAGGTCCCGCCCTTTCTGGCTGCAAAGCGGGTCAGCGATGCCTACGGTGTCCCCAAGCGGGGGATGAACGCTCTGGTCAACGTCTGGATGTCTGAGGAGAAGGCCCGGGTCAGTGACCGTCCGCTGCCTTCATCCAAAGAGGAGCGCTCCAAGGCGCTGATCGCTGCTCAGAACACTCTGCGTGCACGCCAGGTAGGAGACAACGAGGAGTGGGCTGCCCGTACTCAGGCCAAGCAGATCGTCTGGATGTACGGCGTCGATAAGGGCACTATCCCCAGCAACGCCCGCAGGGTGTGGATCACCGCTGACGATGAGCGGGTCTGCGAGGTCTGCGGTCCACTGGACGGCAAGGCCGCACCGGTGGGAGAGCAGTTCAAGACCTCTCTGGGTAAGTTCTGGACCCCGCCCACCCACATCAACTGCCGATGCGACGTCGCTCTGGACCTGAGCGAGACGGGAGACATCCAGGATGAGATCACCGCACTGCTGGAGAGCGAGACCGTCGCCAAGGCAGTGGGCGCTGATCCCTATGACCGTGATCCGCGTGGCAGGTTCGCTCGGGACGAAGGGCGATCTGCCAAGCCGTTCAAGGAGCGCGAAGCAGCGGTAGATGATCTGCTGGCCCAGGTGAACCAGGCTCTGACTGGTGTCCCTCTTACCGAACAGAAGCTGGAGCGCCCCAGTCTGAAGCGGCCATCACTTTCGCTGGCCAGGCCATCGCTTTCTGGTCCATCGCTGTCCCTGATTCCTCTGACATCAGATCAGACGAGCCAGAAGCCTGGCATCAACATCCGCCGTCGTCTTCACGGCCCTGAGCTCAAGGCGAAGCTGCGGGCGAGCATCGGCGCAGATCTTCAGTCCGGACTGTGGAAGCTGGACCGAAGCGTAGAACCGATCAAGACCCGTAAGGGAACGTGGGAGACGCTCGACCATGATCTGGTAGCGATCATCCCGCACTGGGACAAGGCTTACGACACCGTAGGCCTGACCGACGACGTTTATGAGGCCGACAGCCAGATCAAGTGGTACGTCTCTCCTTACGGCGACGTGGGCGACGCTGATCCACGCCACATGGACTCGAAGCCTCTTTACCAGGCGCTGTACGAGTACTGGCAGGATGTGACGAACGAGCTGATCAACGACTACCAGACCATGTCGAGGGAGAAGCGGACCTACTTCGACCGTGATGGAACTGGCATGGCGTACGTCATCGACCGGGACGCCTACGAGACAGTTATCGAGCACGCTATCAACGGGGTCAAAGACCCTGGAGCTTTCGAGTCCTCGGTATTCCTACATGGGTACGGCGAGAACAACGAAGCCGAGATCGAAGTCTCTACAGTGGCCCTGGCTGACTACCTGGATGTTTACGAAGAAATCGAGCAGCGACAGCCAAAGCTCCTGGTGGCCAACCACGGTCTTCCTGGAGCTACCACCTTACGCAGCGATGGAACCAAGGAGGTCTGGGCTAACCCAGGCCGCTGGCTGATCAAGGACAGCGCTCAGGGACAGCGGGCCTACGCGCATTACACCTATGACATGCACTACGTAGTTCCCGAGGATTTCGATGAGGACGACTAGCCCTTGCTGAAGACGGGAGAATGAAAGCGTGAACCAGGAACAGGAACGCACCATCGCGGTGCTCGACGCCCTCTACGGGGACGCTGCCTGGGAAATCTCCAAGGCGCTGACCGAGAAGGAGAAGCGCACCCAGGCTCGGGTGGGGCTGGCCTCCAACGTCGTCGGCATGGTCGCGGGTACCGCTGCCATGGTTACCGCGGCCAAGAACCCTGCCCTGAAGAAGGGTGGAGCCACTGCCAAGACGGCTGGCCCTGCAACGAGGTGGCTGGCTCGGAAGCTGAAGTCTTCGGACGCTACTGCGGCCAAGATCTACCGTGGTGGAGCTGCTGGTGCCCTGGGTCTTCAGGTGGCCAACACCGGTGGGGACCTCGTGGCCAACCGCGTGCTGTCTCGGGAGTCCAAGAAGAAGGTCTCCAAGTCCGAGACCGAGGTGGCTCCTGCCAAGATCAAGCTGGTCAAGCGGGGCGTCAACCTCGCTGGCACCGGTGCGAAGCAGGCTCCGAAGATCAGCGGCAAGGCGATGGCAGCTGCTCAGCAGGCCCCTGAGCTGGCCAACAAGGCCGTCCAGTCGGTCAAGAAGGACGTCGACTTCAGCATCCGGGGAGAGATCTCCAAGATGAACGTCGAGAAGAAGCAGGTCTTCGGCTGGGCCTCGGTCATCGAGATCAACGGTGAGCCGGTCATCGACCTCCAGGGTGACGTGATGACCATCGACACCATCGAGAAGGCTGCCTACGACTACGTGCACAAGTCTCGTAAGGGCGGCAACCAGCACCAGCGCTCTGGTGAGGAGCCCCTGCACGTCTCCGACATGATCGAGTCCTTCGTCCTCACCCCGGAGAAGAAGGACCAGATGGGCCTGCCGGACACCGTTCCCACGGGCTGGTGGGTGGGCTTTAAAATCAACGATGACGCGACGTGGGAGTCTTACAAGAACGGTCAGCTAAAGGATTTCTCCGTGCACGGCTCCGGTACTAGACGGGTGGTCGACCTCGGTGCTTAGCGCGAACAGTGGCCTCGTCACAGGTCTTAATTCGATGATGGTTCAGGCAGAGCAGCTGAGCATCGGTGATCTCCCCCGAGATGATCTTCAGGTAGTAGCTCACTCGATCGACTCGGTTCCGTTCTTCGGTTCCTCCACCGCCAGGATGGTCGATCTCCAGAGCCCTAGCATCAGAAAAATCGCAGAGTACGCAGGATCCACCGAGAACCTCGATTACCTGGGCACGTGTAGCGTGATACCGCCCTCTCCTGCTGTCCCGAGCCAGTTCTCGAACGCGATCCGGGTTCTCCTCTCGCCACTTCCTGACGTTCTCCAGCGATCTGCGGTACCGGCACGACTTACACATTCGGCTGTTATGCATCTCCTTCGTCGTCTTCTTCTGCTCGCAGTACCTACACGTAGCGTTCTCAACGATCTCCATGTCGTGAATGCTATCACCCGCAAGGCGCTGGAGGTCTGATGGCGATCAAGCCAGTCAAGATCAAGAAGCCTCGGAGCATGGAGAGCTTCATGCGCAGCGAGCAGATCGCCAGGGGCAAGATCGATGCGCGGGCCAAGGAGTGGGCGCTGAAGTCCATCGACAGGGGTGGTCCTGAGCGGATCGCTCAGCACGGATCTGGATGGGACCGTAAATGGCCCCCGCCGATCTCCAAGCGCGACATGAGCGACAAGAACCTCAAGCGGGTGCGTAAGGCCTTCGAGAGCCACCCCAAGTACCGGATGCAGCAGATCACCATGGTCGAGCGGCGTAAGGACGGAGGGATGTACCAGCACGGCCCGGACACCGTGCACCAGAGCTACAAGGGCAAGTCTCTGGTCCTGCGGCGTCCCAAGTACCAGGTGGTCGCAATGACCAGCAAGAAGCCGAACAAGGGCTCCGCCTACGTAGCTCATGTCGGCCCGAACTACCGAGTCAAGCGCGGGGACGCGCTTCGACTGCAGCAGGCGTACAAGACCAAGACCAAAAAGGTGACCAGTGGAAAGGGCGTGACCTTCAATAACAAGGTCACGAAGTCGATGGACGACAAGAGCCTCAAGCGGGCTAAGCGGGCCAGCGCCACTCTGTCTATCGGGGGCGGAACCCTAGGACTGGGAGGGCTGACCGCCCTGGCGATGAAGAAACCAGAGACCGCAGCAAAGATGTCCATCGGCGCTACCGGTGTAGGTGGCATCGGTTCCTACAACTACGCAGCAATTCAGCGAGCTGAGGCGAAGAAGCGTCCTCCTCGCCAAAGCGTCTACGTGGTGCGCAACAAGAAGCAGATCAAGAACATCAAGACCGGGCTCGATCCGGTTACCAAGAGCACTGGAGGAATGATGGACTTCGGTCTGAGCGACGTGCGCCACGGCGAGAACATCTCAAAGGCAAGGACGCTGACGCGTAACGAGCGCCAGAAGGTGGACAACGCTGCCACCGCTGGTGCTGTCGCCGCTCCTGCCGCTGGGTACTTCGGCAGCGCCGGTGCCAAGGCCGGTAAGGCTGGCTACAAGCTTCAGCGCGGTGTGGGAACTGGCCGAGCCGCTTCTCACGCTTCCGGGGCTCGCACCGCTGTTTCCGGAGTCAAGGGTGCCGCCAACAGCGGTCGCGCCCTGACTACCTGGCTGAACCACCCCTACAAGACCCTGGCTCTCGTCGGAGGAGGCTCTCTGGCTGCCTCTGCAGGAACCAACAAGTATCTGCAGAGCAAGCCTCGCAAGGCGGTCTCCAAGAAGGACTGGATGAACATCTCCGAGCACGAGCGTCGTGGTCGGGACTCCCGTCGCACCGCTAAGCGCGGTGAGAACGTGGCGGGCTGGGGTGGCGCGGCCATCACCGGTGCTGTGGCTCACCGAGCAGGAACCGCCACCGGCGCAAAGTACCCGGACATGGACAAGCAGTTCACCGGCCTCAAGAGCGCCGGGAAGCGAGCCAAGTTCGACTACAAGTACGGTCGTGCTGCTGGCTTCGATCGAGCGGCTTCTGCTGCCTCGGGCAAACGAGAGCTCGTCACCGCTGCAAAGAAGAACCCGCACGCTGCTGTGGCTGTGGGCGGCGCTGCTCTGATGGCCGGAGGTCTGGCCACCTCTGTCGCAGCTCGGGGTAATGAGAAGCGTCATGACCGGGCTATCGCAGTTCAGCGGCGCAAGCGGGTCTCCAAGGCGCTCCCTCGCCCTCGCAACCCGCTGTCCTTCAAGCCTGCACAAAGGCATGTTAGTGATGCTCGTCTGAGGAACTCTCAGTCTCAGGGGTGGCGGGACAAGGCTCTGCATTTCTCTGGACGTAATCCGGCGACGTCAATCTCCGCTGGCGGTCGTACGGCTACCACTCCTACTCAGGCTCTGAGGAACGCTGACGATTACCAGCGCGGTTCTTCTACCTCTGCGGTACAGGCTGGCAACGAGCTCAATCGCCTGAGCAGGAACTACAAGCTCGCTGGAGCCGGTGCAGCTGCGGCTACGGTTACCGCTGGTGGTGGCGGCTACGCGCTGGGACGTAGGAAGAAGGTCAAGAAGGATCTGGTCTTCAAGGCCTACAACCCAGAGGGCAAGCGCCAGCGTCGTCTGGATAACACCTCCACCGGGCTGAGCGTGGCATCCGGCGCGACGGCTCTCGGGGCTGCGAAGTATGGACGCGATGCCGTGGGACAGAAGGAAGTCACGTCTCACAAGTGGACCACTAAGCCAGTCAAGGTGAAGAGCAAGACGAACCCCACTGGACCTACAAAGGTCGTGAACGTTTCGGCGCAGGGTCGTCCGAAGGTGGTTCAGGTGGGCACAGGGCTCCGCTCTACCAACGTGACCGGCTACAAGGCTGGGCTCAAGTCCGCTGGTAAGGCTGGGGGACTAGGTCTCGCAGCGGTAGGCCTCGCAGTCGGTTCCGACCGGGTGCGCGGATATCGTCGCGGAAACGGCGGGTCATACCGTCAACTTCATAGAGGAATCTGATGAGGCTATTGCGGCCTCTAAGAGACTAGAAGCGAGGTAGATGAGATGACCCGCAAGGTACGAGAAATCCAGGATCTGGTGATCGACGAGATCAGCCTGGTGGACAAGGGTGCTAACCAGCACGCAACCGTGACCATCGCAAAGTCTGCCGATGGCGAGAAGGAGAACTACATGGACATCTACGACGAGCAGGGCAACCCGCTCGACCCGGATGCTCTGGAAATCGGTGACGTGGTCTACGACGCTGCGGGCGACGCTTACGAGATCCAGGCAGAGGACGAGAACGACGAGGAGTACGAGGAGGTCGAGGAGCGAGAGCTCGAAATGGCCAAGTCCTTCACCACTCCGTTCGCCAAGCGCGAGCAGGCCAAGAGCACTGTCGCCAAGGGCTTCGCCAACGGTCTTCGGGAGGAGCTTTCCAAGGCTCTGACCGATCGCGACCGCGACGAGGTCATCAACAAGGCGTTCTCGCAGATCGAGGCCCTCACCGAGGCGACTGAGATCGCCAAGCGCGCTGCTGAGCAGGAGCGGGACATCCGCCTCACCCAGGAGTACACCGAGATCGCCAAGAGCTACAACCTCCCAGGCATCCGTGCGGATGAGCTCGGTGAGGTCCTGAAGAGCTGCGCAGAGAAGCTCTCCTACCAGGAGTGCGAGGTCATCGGTAAGGCGCTCCAGTTCGCCGCCGAGGCCCAGGATGTCCTCTTCGAGGAGATCGGTTCGATCGGGGGCGGCGATAACAGCGACGTCCTGAACATGGTCGAAGCCCACGTCGACGGCGTGGTCGCCAAGTCGGGTGTTTCCCGTGAGGAGCTCGTTACCGAGGTCTTCATGCAGAACCCCGAGGCCTACGACCAGTACCTCGCTGACCAGCGCGGCTGAGAACGGAAGGAATAGCAGATGAGCTACGACGAGAGCCTTAAGAGCATCTCGCTTAACGCGGACGCCTCTCTGGCCGTCTACACGGGGGTGCCCGGTATCCCCGGAGCTCCCGCTGTCAACTACGGGAAGCAGTACCGCTTCGTGAAGGTCACCGGCCTTCACCAGGTGGGGCTGGCTACCGCAGCCACCGATGACGCGGTCGGTGTCATGCAGAACAAGCCCCAGGTCACTGGTCAGGCCGCTACCGTCGCCATCTTCGGCGTCAGCAACGTCATGGCTAGTGCGCCCATCGTGGCAGGTGCCCTCGTTACCTCTGATGGTGAAGGTCGTGCAGTTACGACCACCACCGCCGCAGACGTGATGGGTGTAGCTCTCGGGGCCGCGTCCGGTGCGAATGTCCTCGTCCCGGTTCTCCTGAAGACGCTCTGAGAAAGGATCTGAGAAATGCCTAACCCCACTCAGGCCGATCTTCACATCAACCAGCCCCTGACGAATGTCTCGGTCGCGTACATCCAGAAGGCTGACGCCTTCATCGCGACGAAGGTCTTCCCAATCGTCCAGGTCCAGAAGCAGTCGGACCTGTACTGGAAGTACTCGAAGAGCGACTGGCGGCGCACCGATGTGGAGCGTCGAGCCCCGTCCACCGAGACCCCTGGTGTCGGCTGGAACGTGGACACTGACACGTACTTCGCGCACGTGTACGGCGTTCACAAGGACATCGACGACCAGCTTCGGGCGAACGCGGACAGCAACTTCCGCCTCGACTCCGACGCCACGGCCTTCGTCACCAACCAGCTCCTGCTCAAGCGGGACATCGACTGGGCCGCCACCTACTTCAAGGCTGGCGTCTGGGGCACGGACTACACCGGTGTCGGGGCTACCCCCGGTGCTGGGGAGTTCCTCCAGTGGAACCTGTCCACCTCGGACCCGATCAACCAGATGGCCGGTCTGCAGATCGACTTCATCCAGGAGACCGGCTTCAAGGCCAACACGATGGTCGTGGGTGCGAACGTCCTCAAGGCGCTCAAGAACCACCCCGGCATCATCGACCGGATCAAGTACACCCAGAAGGGCATCGTCCAGACGGATCTCCTGTCGACGCTCTTCGACGTGGAGCGGATCCTCGTCAGCTATGCCACCGTCGCCTCGGGTCCGCAGGTTCCGGACGCTGCTGCTCAGGACGCTGCTGCGTCCTACGGGTTCATCGCGAACCCCAACAGCGTTCTGCTCTGCTACACCCCGAGCTCGCCGTCGATCATGCAGCCTGCTGCTGGGTACACCTTCACCTGGAACGGTTACCTGAACGGCAACGCTCAGGGCATCCGGATGTCTCGCTTCCGTCAGGAGGCCATCCGGTCCGACCGCATCGAGGGTGAGATGACCTACGACATGCGGGCGATCTCCCCGGACGTCGGCGTCTTCCTCGCCAGTGCAGTCGCTGGCTGATCGATCTGACCAGTAGGGGGATCGGGGTTTCGGTCCCGGTCCCCCTCAGTCATAGGGAGCAGTAATGAACGGTTCGTCGGTCGTCTGGACCATCGTCGGAGTGCTGGCCATCGTCGCGCTCCTCATTTACGTCGTGGGAGCGCTTCGATGACTACTAGTTACTGGGGTGTCGAGCACGGTGACACCGTCTCCAAGGCTTATGGGCAGCCTCAGCAGCGGCGCAACCGTGACAGCAAGGCCGCAGGCGTAGCTGCAGGCCTGGGTGGCTACATGGCGGGAGCAGAGATCGGATCTACTGCAGCTAACTACGGACGCGGCGGTAAGACCAGCGGCGGCATCAAGGGTGCTTATAAGGCGAAGCAGCGTATCGGTAACGCCGGTACGATTCGCAACCTGCGAAGCACTCAGAACGCTCTTATGGGCGGAGCTAAACCAGTGGACGCTCTGAAAAGTGGAGTCTCTGCACAGTGGAAGACCCCTGGGTTCATGCGCACTGCCAAGGGCGGTGTCGCCGGTGGTCTAGCGACTGGGGGTCTCGCCTACGCGGGCCTACAGCAGGCGCGCCGAAAGCCGGTAGCCAAGGCTGAAAAGAGCAAGTACGGGAAGTACGGCCCCCCTTCTCCTGATCGTCGTATGGCGGCTGGAGCGGCTAACTACCTTCTTCCTGGCTCACACGGAGCTGTCGCTGGCCGACGCGGCAAGAAGCTTCGTGCGTTCGGCAACGAAGGCGGCGGACAGGTTCTGGGTGCTCTCGCTGGAGGCGGTGCCGGAGCCGCTATCGGTGGACGCTTCGCCGCGCCGGTCGGCCTGGCAGGAGCTCTCACCGGTGGGCAGATGGGTCTTAACCGAAACCAGCGCAAGGGCTACCTCAAGCCTGAGAAGAGGAACTGATGGCCGGTAACTTTCAGCACGTCCCTGGAGTCAAGTACATCGCGGGAGTGACTTTCCAGAGTGAGTACGGCGTCCACGAAGCTGGCAAGGTGGTCAAGGAGGCCGAGAAGTTCCAGAACCTGGAGGTGCTGGTCTCTAGCCGGTTCCTGTGGCCCTACGCGCCCTCTGAGGGCTACGAGTGGCTTCCCCCGCACCTCTTCAACGACATCCAGACCATGACAGAGGTGCACGCAGCGCTCAAGGGCGACGAGTCCGCTCTGCGCACCACCCCGCAGCACCACGACGTTCCTGAGGCCGTCAAGGTAGCTGAGGCTGAGGCTGAGGCCCAGGTGATCATCCGCGAGGCGATCAAGTCTCCTGAGCAGCCTGGCGTTCCCAGTCCTGGTGGTCCTACTGTCGCTGAGGTCGCAGAGGGAGCAAAGCCCCAGCCTCGCACCCGCACCACCAAGAAGACCGCAAAGAAGACTGCTCCAAAGGAGTCGTAAGTGGCGTTCACCTACGAAACCAACCTCTCTCTGTCAACCAGGGATCAGGTTCGTTTTCTGGTGGGCGACACTGACCCAACGGAGTTCTTTCTGCACGATGACGAGATCGCCTGGCTGGTGACCCAGTGGTCTTCTAAGGGATCGATCTACTACTCGGCGGCTATGGCTGCTGAGGCCATCGCAGCTAAGTTCGCCCGTGAGGTAACCACCAACAGCGACAGCCAGATGGTGGCCACCTCGGAGCTGCAGCAGAAGTACCTGGATCTAGCTGCGCGTCTAATGCGTCAGCACGAGACGCTGCTCACCGGTGGCGAGGTAGATATGGGCGGCGTCAACACCGGTGAGCAGCCAGATCCGACCGTCACGTCACCGGCGTTCGGCACTGGAATGCACGACCACATCGAAGCTGGCAACCAGGATCGTGGAGATGCTGGGGACTGGGTCATCCCTGAGTGGGAGGGCTGGTACCGGTGAGGATCTCTCCGTTCGCAGCTTCCTACGTCCGTAGGCGCACGACCGAGCGGATGGTGGACGCCTGCAAGATCTGGAAGCCTGGGGCCGTCGTGGTGAACCCCAGCACCGGTGTCGCTTCCCGCGCTGCCGGTGACCTTAAGTACGAAGGCCCCTGCCGCTTCTGGGAGGTCCCGGGTGGGGTGCAGGTCATCGTCGGAGATGAGCAGATCACCACTGCCAACGCCTTCCTGACGCTGCCCTACGACTCCATCGTCCCGGAGTCCGATGACGTCGTTCAGATCACCGAGTCGGTAGACAGCGACCTGGTGGGGCGGGTAGTCAACGTCACCGGTGTGATCCGGGGTGGCGGACTACGAGCTTCTCGGCGCTTTACTGTCCAGGTCGTCAGCAGCAAGAAGGACACCTGGTGAGCGACTTCAAGGAGCTGACAGCTCTACGGGACCGCCTGGTCAACGCCAAGCGGGACATCCGTCGTGCAGTGATGTCGGACATGGACAAGGCCGCTGACGACGTCAAGATGAAGATGCGCGAGCTCGCACCGGTGGACACCGGACACCTGCGGGACAGCATCGCCGTCGTCAAGATCGGGGACCGGTACACCATCGGCCCTGTAGGCGTGGACTATGCAGCTGCTCAGGAGTACGGAGCCAAGCCGCACGTCATCGTCGCCTCTCCCGGCAAGGTGCTGGTCTTTCAGGCTGGTGGGGGTACCCGCTTCGCAAAGAGCGTCAAGCACCCTGGCAACAAGGCACAGCCGTACATCCGTCCTGCCGGTGACTGGGCACGTGAGCAGCTCAGTAAGCAGATCGCCGTCACCGGTGCCTCGATGCTGAAGGGGAAGCGCAATGCCTAGCCATCTTCCCCGTGGCGACCTCACAGACCACCTGCTGACAACGCTGGCTGCTGACGGCGTTCTCGTCGGAGACGGCGAAGCTCCTGTCGCTGGCGGCTGGGATGACGACCCCAATGCCCCGACCAGCTCCTTCATGCCCTATCTGGTGATCAACCCGATGCCAGTCCCTGACGCCACAGGGTCGATCGGGGATTCAGCTGTCGACTACCGGGTGCCGTACACGGTTACCTCGGTAGGGATCTCCCGAAGCCAGACGGAGTTCTACGCTGATCGAGGCAGGGAAAAGATCGTGGCCCTGGAAAGAACCTCGGTCGATCTAGGCGGGAGTGGCTGGAAAATCCAGCAGGCCCGTGCAAACTCTATAGGTGGGATGACTCGCAACGACAACGTCGAGCCATCGCAGTTCGTGCAGAGTGATGTGGTCACCATCTGGGTTTCTAAGGAGCAGATCTGATGGCTAAGAAGAAGGTCTATCAGCCTCCCCGCAGGGGCAAGGTGAGGATCCTTCACCCCAAGGCAGGGTCCGCAGAGGTGCTTCCCGAAGCGCTTCCTGTCTGGATCAACAAGGGCTGGAAGCTAGAAGACGCCCCGGACCCCGTAGAACCGACTGCAGAGGTACCTGCAGCCGAAACCCAGAACACCGGGGACGACCCGGCCAACAAGAAGTGAGGTAACTCGTGTCCAGAGTCATCCCCAACGAGCAGAGCTACCTGGGCTTCCTCCCGGCTGTGGCAAGCGTGGCTGCTCCTACCGTCGCTGAGATCACCGCAGGAACGGACCTCACGTCCTTCCTGATCAGCCTCAACGCGTCCTCGCAGGGCAACACTGTTCCTACCCCGAACATCTCGACCCTGTTCGAGACGTCCATCCCGGGTACGGTCCAGGCCTCCCTGACTGCGGACTTCTACCGTGACGACGACGTCTCTGGTGACACCGCGTGGACCACCCTCCCGCGTGCCACCGAGGGCTTCTTCGTCATCCAGCGCTTCGGCGCAACCCCGGGCACTGACCCGGGCTCCGGTGACAAGGTCGAGGTCTGGCCAGTCATGGTCGTCTCCCGCACCATGTCCAACATGGCGAACAACACCGCGATGACCTTCACGGTCACCTGCTCTGTGCCGGACGTTCCCAACGAGAACGCTACGGTCGCTGCTTAACCAAGCCTGGGGAGGGGCTCCCCTGCAGTGCCCCTCCCCTTGTAACCCTCACCGCCCAGAGGAGAAGAAATGTCAGAAGTAAAGATCCAGGCTGCTCGCAACGAGCAGAGCGCATCGGACAAGAAGAGCACGCTCGACAAGCTCAAGTCCAAGAAGAAGCGGCAGACCACGGTCAGCATCGAGGTCAGCGGAGAGGCTCTCGAACTGGTCTTCGAGGCCATCTCCTACAAGGAGCTGGATGCCCTGCAGGCCAAGCACCCGCCGACCCAGGAGCAGCGCATCGCCGGGAACGTCTTCAACCGGAACACCTTCCCGCCCGCTCTGGTGGCAGCCTGTTCCGTGGATCCCAAGATCTCCGAGGCTGATGCCCGTGAGATCTGGACCTCGGAGGACTGGTCCACCGGTGAGCTGAACACCCTGTTCGACGCCGTCTCTGGTCTCTGCATGAAGGGGCTGGACGTCCCTTTTACCGAAACCGTCTCCGCCTAGATCCGACCTTCAAGATGGAGGTCTCGTACTGCGCCGAGAAGGGCATCCCGCATTCAGAGTTTCTGGAGTGGGATGCCCCTTCTCGTGCAAAGCTAACGGCCCATCTACTGGAGCAGGCAGAGACGTGTCAGTTGTGCGGTACTGCAGGATGGGAGTGGGAAGAGAATAAGTACGCGTACGACGTCGAAGAAATCTTCTGTCCGGGCTGTTATCGCAAGGAGATCAGCGCAGACGGGGACAAGCTTCCAGGTACTCGGATCGAGCTCATCCCGGTTACAAAGGAGTTGAGGGACAAGCAGTACATCCTCAACAAGCGGCGGGAACACATCCACCGCGAACGCGAGGACTAAGGTCAGGAGAGGCAGTTGGCTGAAGAGACCGAAGTCGTCCTATCTGCCAACGTGACGCCCTATGAACAGGGCGTCAACTCCGCAATAGGCACCACCAACAAGATGCTGGACAGCGTCGTCAAGCTGACGACGGCTATCGATGGTGCCTTCAAGTCTGCTGGCAGGACCATGCAGATCGGCGGAGCAGGGATGCTCGCCTCGATCACCGCCATGGGTCTGGCGGCGGGTCGTCTGGATCAGCAGATGGGCCAGCTCCAGGCCTCTATGACGATGATCTCCAAGACCCAGTCCGAGTACAGCACTCGGATGCAGGACTACTCCAAGACGGTCTCCAACCTTCGCGGAGAGTTCGGGATGACCTCGCGGGAGGCCATCGACCTGGCTTCCCAGCTGAACAAGCTCGGGCAGTCCTCGCGCAACGTGGACCAGCTGGCTGCCTCCTTCACCAAGCTGGGTGCAATCTCGGGGGAGAGCGTCACCGGTCTGGCTACCGCGATGACCCAGCTTCAGCGGCAGATGGGTACCCAGGGGGTCAAGCAGACCGAGGTCTTCAACAAGACCCTGGCTGAGCTCTCCCAGACCGCTGGCGTCTCGGCTACCGGCATCCTGCAGTTCTCCCAGAGCATCGCACCGGTGGCCAAGGTCGCCGGGATGGCTCAGAAGGAGATCATGGGGGTCTCCACCGCGTTCCTGAAGTCCGGTCAGGACGGCTTCGCTGCGGCTAACGCCTTCAACAAGATGCTCACTGACATCACCCGGTCGGTGGAGTACGGCTCTCCTGAGCTGTCTGCCTACGCAAATCTGATCGGTGTCAGCGTCGACCAGTTCAAGAACATGCCTCGGGTGGAGTCGATCACCCAGATCTTCGAGGCAATCAACAAGCAGGGTCCCCAGGCCATCAAGACTCTGGAGCGCTTCGGCCTGGACGGTGTCCGCTCCCTCAAGGCCATCCAGGGGGTCGCCGGGGCTGGTGGTATCCGCAACGCCGTGGCTACTGCCATGGGAGCAGATGCTGGGGTGAAGTTCGATGCCTCCAGTGAGAAGGCCCTCGATGGCCTGAACGACCAGCTGAAGAAGATGGCTGAGAACGGCAAGATGATCGCGGAGGCCTTCGGCTCCGGGGTCGCTCCTGCCATGTCGGCCATCGCCAAGTCCATCAACGCTGTTCTGGGTCCGCTGACCTCTCTGCTGCAGTCCCTGGGCAAGATTCCCGGTGGAGCGATGCTCCTGGGTGGTCTGGCTCTAGGGGCCGCTGGAGCGGTCGTCAAGAACTTCACTGGGCTCTCTGCCCTGGGAACAGCTACTGGGCTCGCCAGGACCGTCACTCAGGGCTGGAGGGCTGGGAACAACCCGCTGGCCGCTCCTCCTCCTGGACTCAGCGACTCTGCTCTTCGGGCGTACTACTCCCGTCAGGACCGTGTTCTCGGTTACAACAGCCCGGGAAACTTCGTCCAGCACGCTATGTACGCCCGCGCAGGGCAGGCTGGTGACGTCTACCGCAACTGGCAGGCCAACAGCGGTGGTGGGGCGGGTCTAGGGGCTCGCGTAGGCAACTTCGCGCAGCGCGCTGGTATCGGGGTCACCGCTTTCGCAGGTAACTTCCTCAACGCAGGCCTCTCTCCGCTGTCCAGCGACACAATGCGGAACAACTTCAACCGCGACCAGGGTGTGCAGGCCTTCCGTTCTACGTCACTGCGTGACGCTGCTGGCTGGACTGGTGTCAGCAACGCCTGGGCCTCTCTTACTGGCTCCGCAAACTCCGCTTCGTCTGCACTGAACACCGCCAGCAACACCTCTCGCCGCTACGCAACAGTCACCGGTCAACTGTTCGGGGAGACCACCCGCCTGGCCTCTGCCATGGTGCAGGCCACTGGATCCACTCTGCGTCTGGCTGCTACTGGAGCCGGACGTCTCGGAAGCGCTGCTATCGCTCCAGTGATGGGATCTATGAGAGGCGCTGGCTCTGCTGCGCTGGGGATGCTCGGTGGGCCTGCTGGTGCAGCTTTTATGGGGCTGACCGTGGGTGGGATGTACGCCTGGAGCAAGAAGAGGGAAGGCGAAGCAGCTGACCTGGCGATGATGAAGAACGTGGACAACAAGTCCCCTGGGGCTGTCTACGCTGCTGCACTAGGTGAGGCTTCAGCCGCTACCAAGTCCTTCGCTGATGTCGTCAAGGAGCAGAACGCCCGGATCAAGGGCGAGCGGTACGACCCGAAGGCCTCTGATCAGGCTGCTGAGGCGGCTGCGAAGACCCGTAACGAGTACACCTTCGCCGGGATGCGCAACGCTGACCTGGCGACCCAGAAGTCCTATATCGAGGCGGTCAACGCCACTAACCCCAGCGACGACGTCAAGAAGCAGCTTCAGCTGGACCTGCTTCGTCGTAACGGCACCACCGCTGCTGGACGTCAGGTCACTGAGAACCTGCTGCGGACTGCTGGCGACGGCTCCCGGCTGGACATGACCCAGCTGTACAACGCTGCTGCGGACTCGCAGAAGTTTTCCATCGGTGGGATGTTCCAGGTCAGCAGCGCCGCTCGTGACAGCGCTGAGAGCACCGGTGGGATCCTGGGTGCCAGCTTCAACCAAGGCAGCTCGGCTCAGGGTGCTCAGCGAGGCCTCACCGCGCTCAACCAGCTGGCTAAGTCTGGTTCCGCCAAGGACACCTGGTACGACAAGATGTTCCTGGGGTCCGGCTCGTTCGCGCAGGGCGGTGTTTCAAGACAGCGCACCAAGGCCAAGGCAATGGCCTATGTGAAGTCGGTGCTGGGGGACGCTGCTACTACCGAAGACATCAACGAAGTCGCTGATGCTCTGAACAGGGCTGGCGGAGACCCGAAGCGGATGCAGGAGATCCTGATCAACTCAGACTCCGTCATCGGTGAGAACATCCGTCAGATGGCTGATATCACCAGCTCCACTGGTGGTAACAGGTACGCCACTACTGCTCCGAGCAGCCGGTTCTACGAGTCGAGCTTCCTGCGCGCTGGAGTCAGCCAGAGCGTGCTGGACCGGATGATCGGCTCTCCTGCAGTAGTCGGCAACCCGGCAGCCGGTATCGCGGCCAAGGACCAGTCCTGGGCCAAGAACGCCCTGACCGCTTCGGTGTTCTCCGGTACCAGCTCTACTGGCAGCGCTGTGGGGGCCGCTGTGGCCAACCAGGGTGACGTCGCTAAGCAGTGGACTGCGATGTCAAAGCTCGGTGATACCGCGATCAACATGAGCGGGAGCTTCTCCGACGCTGCACGGTCCCTGGATGAGATGAAGGCCGCTGTCGAAGACGTTAACGACCCGCTCTACCAGATGGCTATCTCTGCTCGTGGTTACGTGCGCCAGCTACAGAGCGAGGCGATGAACTACATGTCCTCCTCTGAGCGCGCTCAGCAGGTGGTCTCCAACTACAACGCCTCGGTCGATGCTGACCTGAACAACCCCACCCCGGAGTCCGGGACCAATCGTGAGGCTGACCGTCAGGCTGTGGAGGCCGTCAAGGTCGACACCTACAACAGGCTTAAGAGCTATGTCCTGCAGGTTCGGGAGTTCAACATCGCTCAGTCCCGCGGCGCTGAGGACTTCGCTCGCCAGCAGGCCTACGGGATAGAGGACTTCAACCGTTCTCGTGCCTATGCAGAAGCGGACTTCAACCGGTCCCGTGTGTACGCCGAGAGCGACTTCGCTCGTCAGCGGAAGCACGCCGAGACGGATTACAACCGCCAGAGGAAGTACGCAAACTTCGACTTCCAGCTCTCACGTAAGCGGTCTGAAGAGGACTTCAACCGGCAGATGGTGAACATGGCCCGTGACGCGGCCAAGAACATCATGGACATCTACACCAGGATGACCGTCCAGCGAACCTGGTCTGCCCAGAACCTTCTGCAGAACATGGCTGACCAGCAGAAGCGCCTGACGGAGATGACCGAGAACCTGGCCTCGCTGCGCAAGGCCGGGATGAGCGACCAGACCATCTCGATGATGGGGCTCAACGACCCCAACAACATCCAGCAGCTGGCTCGCCTCACCGATGACATCCTGGCCAACCCCAAGCTGGCCGCTCAGTTCAACAGCGCCACCAAGTCCCGTACCGCTACTGCAACGGACATCATCAAGGACAAGGCGAACACCGCCTGGACTGACATGCTGTTCGACTTCAACAAGAACATGGCTCGGGGTCAGGAAGACTTCAACCGCTCCATGGCGCGCAACCAGGAAAACTTCAACATCCAGATGACCCGGAACCAGGAAAACTTCGGGATCCAGATGAATCGGTCGAGTGAGCAGTACAAGATCTCCCTGGCACGCCAGCAGGAGGCCTTCAACATCTCCCTGGAGCGGATGCAGAACCAGTACAACCTCAGCGTGCAGCGTGCTGGTGCAGATCTGAACCGGAGCATGGAGGACATCAGCGGGAACTTCAACGAGATGGCTGATATGGCGCTGAAGACCCTGACCGGTACCTCTCGCCAGCAGATGCTCAAGCTCCTGACCGTGCTGGGCTACACCCGCGACGAGACCCTGCGGATGACCCAGAACCTGGCCAAGGAGGTCAACAAGGTCTTCCAGAGCCTGGGAATTAGCCCAAGCGGAACGTACACCTCAGGTCAGGGCAAGCTGATGACGGGAACCATCGTCATCGACGGTCAGAAGTTCAACGCTGGCCAGTTCGCCAGCGGTGGTGAGATCCCCGGTAACTCCCCGCACAAGCGCGCTGACAACATCCCGATCAGGGCCACTGCTGGGGAGTACATGCAGCCGGTGGACTCGGTGGAGTACTACGGCAAGGGCTTCATGGAGGCCATCAGGGATCGCCGGATCCCTCGTGGCGCGGTCCAGGGCCTAGCTGACGGTGGCGCGGTCTACAAGCAGATGTCCGCCTGGGCTGACAAGAACCTTCCTGGGCTACACGTCACCAGCGACTACCGTCCCGGCGCTATGACCGCGACCGGCTTCGTTTCTGACCACTCCAAGGCCAGGGCTATCGACCTGGCACCGCCCAGCATGAGCGCGTTCAACCGGATCAAGAGCGCCTTCGGGGTGCCTAACATCCTCTCGCTGATCTACTCCCCTGCTGGCGGTCAGAACGTCAACCGTGGACGCCTCTACACCCCGGCCAGTGTGACGCTGCGCGATCACTGGGATCACATCCACTGGGCCATGGAGTCGATGAGCGGGGTGGGTGGTAACGGTGGCTGGGACGGCACCTACGAGACCCTGCTGAAGAAGATCAAGGGCATCAAGAGCATCGCTGGCCTCAACAACCTGTACAGCAAGAACCCGCTGACCTCTCTGCGCCAGCTGGGCAACGACAAGTTCGCTAAGGCGGCTGCTGCGCGGGGAATGATGATGGCCGCGATGAGTGGCAATGGCATCGACCCGGACTACGCGGGACTGACGCTCTCTAGCAGTGGATCGCTGAAGCAGATGGTTCAGAGTATGGCTGCTCAGCGAGGCTGGACCGGATCTAACTGGACTGCTCTTAACTCCCTGATCCAGGCTGAGTCCGGCTGGAGGCCTTCCGCTCAGAACCCGACCAGTACCGCCTACGGTCTCTTCCAGTTCCTAAACTCCACCTGGAAGAGCGTGGGAGGCACCAAGACCTCCGACCCCAAGATGCAGACCGTCTACGGGCTGAAGTACATCGCGGACCGCTACGGCTCCCCGAGCAAGGCGTGGAACTTCTGGAACAGCCACACCCCGCACTGGTATGGCGACGGGGCCATTTTCAACAAGGCCACCCAGATCGGTGTGGGTGACCGTGGACCTGAGATGGTGCTTCCTCTCAACGGACGTGGGCTGGAGTTCCTGAACTCCCTGATGGAGCGCAACGCTGTGGGTGCCAAGAAGGCCATGGTCACTGCCAACGGTGTGCCTCAGCAGGCCTCCACCGTCAGCTACTACTCCCGCGTGGACAAGTCGACCTACATCACCGGCCCGATCACCGTGCAGTCCCAGGATCCGATGGAGATGCTCCGTAAGATCGAGGCTAAGAAGAAGATGGAAGCCCTGAAGGGACGCCACTGATGAGCGAGTTCTACATCATCGGAGAGAACCGCCAGATCGCAGCGGTCAACGATGCCTCGCTGGTTCGCTCTGTGGTGGTCGACGACGTCATCTACACCTACTGGCGTCACTCCGAGGTGGTCGGGGACGACAACACCGCGGTGATCAAGATGTCTTCTTCGGCTGATGGGGTCACCTGGACAACTCCGGTTACCGTCTACGACCCCAGCGCACTGGATCCGCTGCTGGGTGGAGTCACCCACAACGGGACCAACTTCTACCTGGCAGTGGGTGAGAAGAACACCACCACCGGTGCAGTGACTACCAAGATCCTCAGTTCTGCTGCTGGCGCTGTCTTCTCCAGTCCGGTCACGGTCACCTGGGCTGACTACTGGGCCTGCCCTACCGACCTGGTCTACTCCGGCACCACCTACTATCTGGCTGCTACTGCCAGGACCACCTTCGACGGTCCTATGCGCTCCACCGTCAAGACGTCTACAAACCTGTCAGCGTGGACCTCGCTGGGCTACGCCAGTCAGACTTCCTCAGTCGACAACGTGCACGCCCGCATCGAGGTAACCGGCTCTGCAGTGCATCTGGTGGCGCGAGAAGGCACCTTCGGGACCTTCGGGTCAGAAGACCGCATCCTCTACTCGGAGTACGACGGCCAGTGGCGTGGTACCAGCGTGGTGACGGCGGGAACTGGTAACCCCAGCATCGTCACGGTGGAAAAGGGCTATGCCATCACCTACCAGGATCAAACCATCTCCACAGATACCGGCATCTGGTCCTGGATGCTCTATGACCTGCTCAGCGAGGAGTTCGTCCGGCGAGGCACCTTCAGCCAGGGCTTTCTTCCTGGCTCCGGTGCGGACGCGATCGTCTACGGCACTGGGTTCGCGGTCACCTACGGTCAGCGGAGCGACTTCGATGCCGCCCCCGGCACGCTCTACTTCAGGGCATTCAGCAGCACCGTGGACGAGCCTGCTTCTGGATTCCAGTCCAAGACCAGGGACTCGGCTCGTCCGCGTGACACCGACACGCTGGAAAACTTCGATGTCGAGATCTCCAGTGGCTCGATGTGGATCTCGCTGGCCAATGGCCTGCGCTACTACATGGGCGCAGAGGACTTCGGGGACAAGGCGCAGGTGAACCGCAGAATCACCGCCTCCAGCCCTTACTACGAGGGAACCTACCTGGTGCACGCAGTGCGGGAGAACGTCCAGGAGATGCTCTCTATCGGCATCCTGGGGGCATCTCAGAACCACGTCACCGAGAACATGCTTCTGCTGGAGGAGCTGGTCTCCCAGCCGTCCTTCCGGATCAGGCTGACCATGGGTGACCACGTGGAAACCTGGAGCTGCCAGCAGGCTGACTACACCATCCAGCGAGGACACATCATGATGCACAACACCAGGGCAGTGATGAAGATCAGCGTTCCTCGCCTTCCTGCTGTCAGCTATGAGGTGAACTGATGTCGGGGTTCATCACCACCGATGGAGCCGATCACCTGATGTCGGTCCTCACGGGTGTCAGTGACCCGCTCACCCAGTTCTGGGTGGCGCTGGTGACCGCGCAGGTGGGCACGTCTGAGTCCGGAGAAGAGCTTTCAGAGCCCACCCAATCTGACTACGGTCGTGCTGCTATCTCCAATGGTCCGGAGAACTGGATGGTCGCTTACGGAGCCGTTACCAACACCACAACGGTGGCCTTCGGCATCCCTGGAGTAGACCCCTGGGTAGGGATCGTGGGATGGGCGCTGTGCGACTCGGAGACCGGGGGAAAGATCCTCTACGCCGGGGAGTCTGAGCCCTACGACGTAGAGGTAGGAGACCAGACCTTCCTGCCTCCTGGATCGATCACCCTGGCGGTGGACATGGTTGGGTGGAGGGAGATGACGTGACGGTACGAAACCTGGCCATCACCGTTAACAGTCGCGTCTTTTCCGCCTTACGCGCTTCTCGCTCCAATGTCTTCCCTGCGGAGCTGGACTCAACGCTGGTCAGTACTACCAGCGTTTCGCTGGTTCCAGAAGAACACGTCATCCGAAGAGGCTTTCCCCATACTCCTGAAATGCACGTCTCTTCTGACGTTTACATCAGCGCAGACGGCTCTTACGTAGACGAGTCCACCTACATCTGGGACAACATCTACGAAGGTGCGCACACCCGTTTCGCGGCTATGGAGAACTTCTGGGACCCAATCGCGGGTAAGTGGTACCCCATTTTCTCCTCAGGGATCGACTACTACTTCACCTACCCGCTGGGTGGAGTAGAGCCCCGCTTCGAAGAGATCGAGTACCGGATCGGCAAGAACCTCTATCAGACCCCTTCTGTGCGGATCGACTCCGAGACCTCGCTTACCTCGTCGTTCAACGCAGGCCTAGATGATGCGTCGTCCTTCATGATCGCTATCGCTGGAGTGGTCAACTCCAGTGAAAGAGCTTCTCTGATCCGGATCGGAGACTCCATCGGAGACTCCATCGAAGTTAGCGTCGACGAGTACTTCTACCTTCGTAACCAGTACGGGACTGCTGTTCTCAAGCCTTTCATCCATCCCGCCAGGATGGTTCCGTTCTACATGGTGGTGATCAACGACCCATCACGTACTGAACTCAGGGTGGCCACGGGGGTCTCTCGCATCCAGCGGATCTCCATCCCCAACCAGAGCTCCACCAGATCACTCAACGTCTTCCTGGGAGAGGATCTGGAGAACGTCAAGGCGCTGTCGATGAACATCTTCGGGGTGACTCTGTTCCCATACGCCTACGGTGGTGCTATGACGCCCGACCAGATCATCACCGCCATGGCCAGCACGCACGGGAGCGTCTAATGGCTGTTCCCCGCATCGACCGGATCACAGGGAGCTCTGGCTTCTTCAAGGTGTTCGCTCAGGCTCCTGGCAGAGGCCGGGTCGACATCACCAAGTTCAGAGGCGCTCCCACGCAGATCAACTCCATGTCCACTACGGACCCGTTCGGTGACGCTACGGCGCAGCTGAGCTTCCCCCAGATCACCGGCTTCGAGCGCCCTGGAACAGGGGACCTGTTCTGGCTGGTGCCGTGGGTGCCGATCGACATCATCTGGTACAACGAGGACGGCTCCCCCTCTAACTGGGCCTGGGAGGGGATGCAGGTATCTGAAGATGTCGGTGAAGACGGCTACACCATCTCCCTGAAGGGAGCCCTCTACGAGCTGGACAACTACCTCGCAGCGCCCTGGTTCCCTCAGTACCCGGTACCTTACGAACTGCTGATCAAGGACGCCTTCGACCCGAGTAAGCACATCGGGCTGCGGACCAACCCGCTACGGGTGGACTGGCCTGAAGAATGGAACGTCACCGTTCCCACCACATCCCAGCCGGACTACCTGTGGTACCTGCGCCCATGGGGCGTCAGCCCTGGGCAGAAGTGGACTGGGCGTACCTCACGTAACACCGGTAGCTGGGACCCGCTACTGACTGGCTTCGTGCAGTCGCTGCTCTCGGTGATGTACACCGAAGACGGCGGGCAGTGGACGGTCAGTAAGGAGGTGGGGCGTACTCCTGTGCTCCGGGTACGGCCTGAGATCACGACACCTGACGAAAACACTCTGCATGTCTGGTACGGGAGCCCCGAGGTAAAGCTCTCGGTCAGCAGGGACTTCACCCAGAGCACCAACATCGTCTATGGCAACGGCACTGATCTCGCTGGCAGCGTCTTCTCCGGGCAGCAGGTCTCCCGAGACGGCCAGACCACCTACTACGAGCCGTTCGCGGCGCTTCCCTACGTCTGGCCTGCCACCCACGACAACCCCAGGATCAACGACTACATCGTCCGCAAGGAGTCCCGTCTGAGCTTCCCGTCTGGGATGTCCCTGATGGAGTCCAAGCTGGTCGCGGCTTCCCACCTGCGAAAGTTCTCTGACCCGGGTTACACCGGCTCGCTGTCACTGACTACTGACCCGCTGCGCGGCGGTATCCCGTTCAACCGGATGCTGATCAAGGCTGGGATGGGGATCGTGGTGCACGGCTTCCGTGGGTCAGACGTCCTCTTCCACATCTCCGAGACCACTGTCTCCCCGATGTCGCTGACCGCCACCCTGACGCTGGACACCAAGTATCGAGACGCGCTGACGGTCTACGAGGTCCAGGCCAAGACCAGGGACGCCCTGGACCCGGTGCGGCTGCTCAAGGCCGGTGCCTTCTCAGTGACCACCCAGGACCAGATTCTGCCCTGGAGCTACACCCACGGCTCTGGTGTGGTTCCCTCTGGCGGTGCCTTCGACGCCACGGACTTCTTCCTGAACAAGGTCGGCCACGACGAGAAGTTCCCGTGGGTCACCTCAACCACAAAGTACCCACCGAAGACCTACCCGAAGTACTACATCAAGATCGACCCGAAGAACTCCAACGCCACCAAGAACTGGTCGGGGATCACCAAGAGCGGGGTGTACACCTCTGCGATCCCGATTCGGCTGTCACAGGCAGGCACGATCCGCCTCACGCAGATCGCTGCCTACAACAAGGACGGCGAGGTGGTTCCAGTGAAGTTCCACGTCGCCTTCTACGGCGGCTATGACGTGACGGTGGAGAGTATGCCGATGATCCCGGCCTCCATGGCAGGCACCTATGGCTATCCAGCTTCACAGCGCTATCCGTTCTTCCCCGGGGCGTTCGAGAACGTCAATGCTGACGGCACGCTGACCGATAACCCCGGACAGCTGCTTTCAGAGGGCGCGAACATGTTCGTGGGCTTCGGAAACTACTACGAGGGCGCGGGCTACTTCCCAGGAAGTCAGTCCAAGGGGGATCCCAAGACGGGGATGCTCAGTGAGGAAGCTACCTGGTCCTACGACACCACGTCGTCTACTGGCTTCGACAAGTACAGCGCCGAGAAAACCAAGAAGGACCCGACCAACGGTCTGGCCTACGTGATGATCTACTGCGACGATCAGGGAACCGAACCGATCTACTTCCTCGGGCGAATGTTCCGAGCGGAAGGATGAGCTGATGGCTTCTGGCGTCTTCACCGACTACCGAGTGGAGAAGTGGCTGATGGATCTGCAGTCCCTGTGGATCTCGCTGCACTACGACGACCCGAGCACCGCTGGTGCCTACGCCTCGGAGGTCTTCGGCGGCTCCTACACCAGGGTGCGTGCCAACTTCAGCGACCCGATCGGACGGGTCATCTTCAACGAGACTGACGTGCTGTTTCGAGGGCTTCCTACAGTCAAGATCACCCACGTAGGAGCCTGGGACGCGCAGTACAACGGCAACCTGGAGTTCTCTGTACCGCTGCCCAAAGCCGTCTCTGTGATGGCTGGCAAGAGCTTCCAACTTAGTTCAGAACAGCTCGGAATCTCACTCCCTTAGGTAGATAAAAGGGGTCAAAAACTGGTATAATTGAGGCGTACGGATTTCCATGCCCGTTTCCAGGTCGGAAGCGGGCATTTTCCATGTCCAAAGGAGAACCAGACGTGGAGGCAAGCGAGCTAGAAAACTACCCGGAAGAGCAGATCTTCTACGTCACTTTCGGGGTCCAGTACCACCAAGAAGCCCATCCGCAGGGGATGCACCCTGATGGATGGGCTGTCATCGTTGCGCTCACTGAGATGGAAGCGCGGCTCAAGGCCAACGAGCTGTGGGGCCGAGCGTGGGCGTTCATGTACGACGACCTTGATCGAGCTACGGGTCGGTTCAACAAGAAGTACCACCCCAGGGGAATCCTGGCGGTGTACCGCGCAGACGAGGAGACAGAACATGACCAGTCCTGACCAGATCGCCAGCATCCACGCCACCACCGGCTCCGAGCTGGACACCTGGCAGATCATCGAAAAGGCCGCCTTCGGCTACGTCGAGGCGATGTCCGGACCGCGAGACGGCGACGAACGTCTCGCCATGCTGGTGCTGGAGACGCACCCGATCGATGGCGACAGCAGCGACACCACCAAGGCCTACTTCGGCCTCCAGCCCGGGGTGCCCGAGCAGTTCCTCACCGGGCTGGCCAACATGTACACCGACTCCAAGGAGGACGCCATCGCTCTGCTGACCATGTGGGA